GACCTTTAAACCATTCTCAACATATACATATATTTGACGATCCCACGTACGGTCGCCATCATCGAAACTGTTTGTATACGATAAACAAGTTAGGTCCGTAAATACAGCATCAGTACCCGGATACGATGGGATATTGTCCCACGTCGTTTTATTTGCAACATTGGTAATCGTAGTGCCCGGCTGCCAACTAGAGGCCCTTTCGTTATACGCTCTTTTCCACGTTCCAACCCTGCAAGCCCATTGGTAAAGTTGGTTCTCTTTTATATCTCCTATTTGTCCTTGACTAAGAATTAATTGTAAATTAACGGTTAAAGCGTTTGTGGTTCCATCATTCACGAACCGACCGCTAGTACATCCCGGTGCTACAAATACACCTCCAATATCAGAAGATCCAACAGTTACCCGACGGCCAAAAATAATGGGAACAGGCTCACCAATTTGAATTGCCCTTTGCCTTTCATCTAATGATGTGTTTCCTTTAGCTGCTTCTTCCTTTAATTCATCACCTGTTAAGCCTGATTGGTAAGGCAACAATGAAAGAGGGTCAGATACTTGTATGTTCATAATCTTATTGGGTTCCCTATTAAGTCAGTAGTGAATTTGCGCGGCGGGCATGATGCCCCCACAGGTGAAATACTCGAACCTATGCGTACACGTAACGTTTCAAATGTCCCGCTTATTTCGGTGATAACTCCTAAGAAATTAACAATCAAAGATTGATTAGATTGGGGGGCAACATTGCTTAATCTGGAATCAAATTCGTACACTTTCAATTCGCATAAGTATTGATTATTTAATGCTTCCGTCAAAGCAGAAATAGCGGTTGTAGTCGCGGGACAAGTGACACTTACTCTATTTGCTCCACTCGCACTAGATGACATTAACCCGTCCGCGGTAAACGGAAAATAAGACCAACTTTTAGAACTTAAAGAAATAGTTGAATTGACATAATAAGACTGCCAAAGTTGCTTGTCGGTTCCCCCCGTGTAGATCCTTAAATACTGCGCCTGACCTCTGTTTGACATTTAGCTAACCCCCATGAACCTTCTAGTTCCCGCCGTTCTCGAATTAGAAAATACGCTTGCAGAGTAACTATTCAAAGCCGCTTCTAAATCTTGCACAGTTACATATTGCTGCCCGTTGCTCATTTGCATGACAGGCCCCGTTTTTATGTTGACGTTAGGGCTAGACATTCCACCGCCTCCAGTTGACGGGATAGCCGCTTGACCTCTCAAACCCGCTTGATAATTACTGATAAATCCTGAAATTTTATTACTAGGTAGAACGTACTCACTTCCAGCCTCTCCGATGAGTGCCCTAGTGGGCCTTGAAACGTAACCCCCGTCAGCGTAGGCCTGAACTGTTCCGCTTTGACTAGAGCTACTTGATGATTGCTTTTTCCTTGATCTTCCTAGTGCTCTGTTTATTTTTCCTATTTGCTCCATTCCCCAGTTAATAAACTTTTTGATTTTTGAATACATTCCAAGGGTTAAAACATCAAAACCTATTTCAATACCTTTCCAAACAGCGAGCAAATTTTCTTTCGTTATTTTTGCAATAGAATCTGTTACCCATTTCCATGTTTCTTTTAACCTCTTCCATAAATTCATAAGTCCTTTTACAGCCAAAGCAACAGCAGCAATTGCCAAGCCAATCTTTAAAGCCCATACGGCCCCTATAGATATTGCAGCACCAAAAGTAATTCCTAAAGCTCCTAGGCCAAATTTAATACCTCCAAGAATAGGCAAAGCAACAGTTAAACCAACAAAGGCAGTTGCAAGACCAGCAATAGCAAAAGTTAAGCCGGGGAACGTTTCAAGCATAGTGGCTACAAACTCCAAAAAGGGTGTTAATTCTTTTGTAATTCTTCCTATTGCATCAGAGAAAGGCCCACCGAAAGTAATACCTAATGCTTGCGTCGCATTTTGGGATTTTTTAAGGGCTGCCGCTGTCGTTGCATTCTGTTTATTAAATTCATTCAAAACAGCATTAGCGTAATTTCCGGTCTCTCCAACTAGTGCTAAGTTATTTCTGAATTTATCTAAATTATTAACAACACCAGCCATACCTTTAACAGCTTCTTCACCCATCAAATCAGTAATTGTGCTAATCATTTCCGATTTTGGTAAAGCAGCAATCCCCTCCAATATTCCTAATAATTCACCCGTTGCATCAACTTGTACGCGATTAGCTAACCCCGTAGCCGCTGCGCTCGCTATTTTTTCCGCTTGCTCTTTTGCGCTTGCTAATTCTTTTTCTCTTTGAGCATTGATTAAGGCTTCTTCCTTTTGGAATTTTTTCCGTAAACCATTTAATTCAACTTCTTCTTGATCATCCATCATATCCGTTTGCGCTCTTAATTTATCTCTAGCCGCCCTATTAGCTAACGTGATTTCTCTATCTGTTTTATCTTGTATTGCTTCTATTTCTCTTTGAATCGCATCTCTGTTGACTCCTTTTTCATCTCTCATCCGATCACGTAAAACTTTAATTCTCTTTTGTGATTGTCTTCTTATCTTTTTAATTGTTTCGTCTGTTTCATCGTCGATTTGATCACCAATAATTGTCATCTGATCTCTATATCTACGCCTTACTTCTTTTGTTACTTGATCAGTTTCATTCCTTGCGATTTCAATTCTTCTATCAGCTTGTCTTTCAACTTCTGAAGTTAATTGCTGTTCGTTAAACTTCGCATCGATTTGAGCAAAGCCAAGTTTCCTTAACGCTGATAGTTGCCTATCTGTTGCGCCTGCTCCTTTTGTTAATGCGCTGAATAATCTTCTAGCTGATGTTGCTGCAATTGTTGTTTCTACGCCTGCTTCAATCATTGATGCACCTAGAGCCGCTACATCTTTTGCAGCAAAACCCGCGACATTACCCATTGCCGCCGTTCGTTTCATAAATTCCGTTAACTCTGCCGCATTCGCACCCGTGCTATCTCCTAAATGGTTAAGTGCGTCAAATAAATCTCTTACCTCATCTTGTGTAATACCTAACGCATTTTGCATACTTACCATCGCTTTTCCTGATTCCGCTGCTGTTAAATCAAACGCGACAGAAACCCGACCAACATCTAAGGCAAAAGCTCGCATCTCATCCCTAGCCTTACCCGCTTGTCCTGCTGCTTCATAAATATCAGCAATACCATTAATCGCAATTGGCAGCTCTTGACCAAGATCTAATATTTCTTTTCTTAAATCTTTAATTCCCTTTGCGTCCATATCCCCCATTACTTTCGTTACACCTGCCATCTTTTCTTCAAAATCAATCGCCGCTTTTGCACTAAGAGCTATTGCAGTTGCAACACCCGTAGCCGCGACGGCCATTCCTTGAAAAGCTTTTGAACTAACAACAGATTTAAAACCCTTTGCCGCCCCTTGTGCTGCTTTCTCTACGCCTACGAATGCCTTTTCTAATTTCTTTACATCTCCAACACCTTTAACCTTTGCAACTAAACGAAGAGCACTTTCAATATTTAAAGCCATTTAGCGTGACCTCCGATTTTGCATTTCTGCTTTTTGGTTTGCTTTCTTTTGTTCTTTGGCGATTAATTCCAAAGCCCTCATCTCCATAATCTGCAAATCTTCAAAAAGAGTTTTCATGTCTTTTATTTTATAGAGTTTGCAAACTTGAAACACTACTCCATAGTCTAAACCTATATAGCCATTTGGTCCCGTTCTCCATTGCGTTTGAACTCGAAGAAAAGTTAAAACTACATTTTCATGCTCTTTCCAAACTTCATAGTTCCTTTCTTTTAATAAATCATCAGGTAATTCAATCCCTAAAACTTCCGCATCTTTCAAAATATCGTCGTTATTGGCGCCCCCATGATTAAACAGATAATCAACAGCGCCTGTCAGTTTTTTCGCTTGCTAACCTCTAGACTTTGAAACCATGCTTTGACAATTTGTGAAGCCACAGTGGGGATCTCAAGCAATTCGTTTAACTTTGCCTCACTAAATTTTATATCTGTTCCTTTGTCGTCTACTACTCCAGACCATCCACATAAGATTTCTTTAGCTGCGCCTTGATCTTCTAATCTTTCTTCTTCGTCTATAGCATCGACCTCCATTAAACGAGCAACTTTGATGATCTCATTAATTCTTGATTGAGGTAATCTTTTAAATTCACAATCAAAAGTAGATTTCTCTTTATGCCCGCCATCAATGGGAAGTACGATTGTTACAGGCCAAGTAAAAGTAGCCTTTTGCTTTAAAACAAAGCTCATAAAATAATATTTATTCCTACTTAGACTAAGGAACTTTTAACAAAAGAACAAGCTATCAGCTAAATGTAAGCTTAATTTCATCGTTGCCAGCACTAGGAACAGGGGTAAAGCCAATATTCAGCATGGAAATTCCATCGGATTCAGAGTAACTAGGGTTTGTAATATCCACAGTTGGGCAAAGAATAGAAACTATGTTGCCAGCAGTAACTCCGTGTTGTAGGGATACAAGGCCTAAGGTGTCTGATGTGGCTTGACTAAAGAAATTTTTAGCCGCGATTGTAGGAGTTTCAATAACTGCCTCGCCACTTGGAGCGCGGTTTGTAAGAATTACAGATTTATCAGTCCCAACTAATTCTCTAGCTGTTACCTCATTCGCCATATCAACTGAGAAGCTTTGAATAGCTGCGCCATCATATCCGGCAAAACTCGAAGCAACTGTATTGCCTTGTTTAAAGAGAACAGGGGTTGCTTGCGCCGAATAAGTCGCTGTATCAGCCGAGGTGTCTGTTGGTTCTGTATATAAGCCAGTAAGGTCAAAAATAATCGTTGGCATTTCACCCACTGCTAGAGACAATGAATATGAACCTCTTGCACCCAAAATTTTGTGCTCTATTCCGTCGTTGTTATATTGAATTGCTACTGATCCAAAACTAGAACTAACAGGAACATAACCAACGTTTGCAGCGATGGAATAACCAGAACTTGCACTTGGCACGAACGACGCCGTTATCGGTTTTATAGAACAGACTTTTGTTGAGCCTACATAATCGACAATCAGGCCTTTGTGATTATTGCCTGTACCGCTAGTAATTGTTACTTGCATACCGTTGTAATAGTCGTCGGTAGCATTTGCGCCACTAGCAAGGGTGATAGTATTGGCGGCCCCTGCCTGCGACGATCCCGTTACCGCTGAGCCAGTGACTGTACTAGCCATACCGCAAGCTTTAAGCAAACTATCTATTCGGCTAGCCGTTCCGCCGGTCCCAGAACCTGCAATTTCTACCTCTATCTGTACTGAGACTCTTGTCAATGCGAGTAATTGTTCGCTGTTTCCGAGATAGCTTCTTAAAAGATCTCTACTTACTGTGTCACTTTCCAAAGGGTTGACCGTAAGGCTACGAACTAGCAAAGCGTCTGTTCCTGCGATTGTTGGATCAACCCCATAGCTTGATTCTGTCTTACATTGAATCAGTGCGGCTCTTGCTAACTTTGCCATTTGTTTGAAACCTCGTTTCGCCGTAGAATTACTATGCTTACATAATAGTCTTTATTTGCTACGTGTTAATAAATTTATGTAGACAATGAACCCAAAGTCGTTCGATATTTAATAACAAACGTGTTTTGTATCACGGCGGCGGGTTGATCAGCATCAATCATTTCAAAAGAGACACCAGCCGGTTCAATATCTATCGCATACCCCCCAACCGTTAAATCAGCTAATAACTTTGCATGTAATGATTCACAAATTGGATCTGCTACCTCATAGGGGGTGTTACTTGCAGAACCGCGAACAATCACACTAACAATAATTCTTAATGTCCAATCCGTACGTTGATGAGAGACAGAGATCTCGGGCGTATCACTCGAAGGCTCGACTACTATTGCCGGTGACTCGTTGCGCTGGATTGGTGTAACTCTTTCGCGATAGATACGACTTCCTACGCCCCCCGCTGTACCTGCAAGAGTTGTTTTAATTTCGTCTAATATGTTTTCTCTAATAGTTGTCATTGATCCCAAGGCGAGCCGTCTTTATATGTTTTAGCCCCTGTTTCAGGATCAGTGATAATTTCTTTTTCTTCTGTTTTCCCAGTTTCTTTAGTTTCAGACATTACGTTTTAGAAAGTGAAATTTGACAAGTAAGACCGTCTAAATCTTGGTCAACGCTTCTAACTTCATAATCAACTGAGCTAATAGTGATCGTGCTACCTACTGCCAAACTTCCAAACTCAGAAACTTTTGCGTGAGCGTTATAGTCGCGAAAAATAACTTGACCATCTAAAACCATTTCATCAGGTTGATCAAGGATCACTTTTCCGCTAGTGCCTCCACTTGTCGCGGTCACACCAAAATCTGAAAAGCAGGCTGTTAGATCTTCACTCAGTGCCATCTTGTACTTCTTCTAAAATTGACTTAACTTTTTTAGCCTTTGGTTTTGCAGTTGGAGGACATGCGGGAGCCTCATCCTCTGTTGTTGCTTCTCTTGCCTTTCCCATTGCAATTAATGTAGAAGCATCTTTTTCACTAACGTCATAAACCGAGCCAGCTTCTAAAGCTTGACCGCTAGCAATCACACCGCGAGTAGTAAAGATTTTCATTGTTATAAAAAAAGAAGGGGGCCATTTAGACCCCCCAGTTAAAGAAGTTATTAAGTAGTTACGTCTAGGCAAGCCGCGAAGCTTTCAGCGTGTCTAACAGCTACGTCGTAAGAAATAATTCCACGAACAGATGTAAGAGCCTTACTGAAGTCGTCTGCGTCCTCACCAACTGTTATTTCAAGGCCCGCACCGTAGAAACCAACCGTACACTGGCTAAAGTCACCAATTAGAACAGCAGAACAAACGCTAGAGCTAGAACCCTTAGTTAGATTGCTAGGTGCTTGGTTTGTAACTGCTAAAGGATAACCATTTACAGCGCCGGGAGTTGGGCCGCGTCCAATGCCGCTTATGTCTGTGTTGAACAAGAATGAACCGTCACCAGATGCAGAACCACCCGCACGAAGTTTCTTAAGCTCGGCTAATACTTTCGCATTAGTTACATAAGCCATTGAATCTGAAACGTTGCCGTTATCAATCAAGACTTGCTCTTCTAGATCTACAAGAGTTTCAATTGTGATTGCACCGCCATTTGTGCCGATAGCAACAGAACCGATTCCACTTGTATTGAGGATTCCTGTTGGCTGACCTGATGAACCAGAACCGTTAAGGATGCCAAGATCAACAGCAGTATTTAAACCATCTGTTAAATCTGTTCTAATTAGCTCTTCGATTCCGGGTGTTGCCTGTAAAAGAGTCTGTCTTGAATACTTACTCAAAGCAGCCAAGTTCTTAGGTGTCATTGTCACCTGATCAAATGTACTTTCAGCTTGTGTGATTGCTGTAGTTTCATTTGAAAGATAATAAGTAGCAGCTACACCTGATCTTCTAGGTATCGCAACGTCACCGACTAGCCCCGGAAGTGCCTTACAACCTAGAGACATCATCACGCTTGAATTTCGCAAAGCTTCAATGAAGTCATCTTCCATTAATTGAGTGGCCACTAGGTTCCCACCTGTAGTCGCTCCAGATGTGACGTAAGTTGCCCTTTTTGTTAAAGCAGTGTAAGGAACTAAGAATGATCTTTCAGTTGTCTTCTTAATACCTGAACGCTCAACTTCTTGTGAAAGCTCGCGAACATAACCAGCTTCTTTTGATGACCAATCACCTGTTAACGCGGCACGAATACCAGTTGTTAGCTTGTAATCAATATTTTTCTCTTGGGTCATATCAACCTGAGAAACAGTTTCTACAGGCTTTGCACCGATGCGCTCTAATACGGCGGCTCTTGCTTCGTCAATTGAAGCTCCGCTTTCTACTAATGTTGTTGCTAAATCTTCGCAACCATGTTGCGCGCCTAATGCGCTGATGTTTGTAATTCTGGAACGCTCTTCTTGTTGAGCCTTCTTGCGCTCTTCAGAACGCACCACACTTAAATCAGGGGTGTCAGTCATTTTCTCTTTAGGTAGAGTTTGAGTTTGTGATGCGACGGAAGCCGCTTTTTGAACGTCGTTAATACGTTGTGCATCCATATTACTTGATTCTTGCTTTGCAGGCATAGCAATATTATTATCTATCTTTTCTTCCGCTTCTTTTGATCTTCCTATTCCTGATTGTAAGTAGTCGGCTGGCACCGTTACAATGCTAATTTCAGCCGGCTGGAAGCCAACCACTCTATAAAAATTTTTATCAGGATCAGATTCCCTTTTTTCTTCCTGTGTTTTTGTTATTGAATAGCCTACTGAGACATTTTTAAGTATCCCATCATTAATTAAGCCTAGAATCTCTTCACCTCTTTCATGCTTACCTAATCGAACGGTTACATATCCTCTTTTATCTTTTATCCATGAGGTCTCGACTACCCCAAGAACATCATCAGAATTATGATTATAAAGTAAAGGAGCCGATGATCTTAGTCTGCTTTGATCCACTGACTCCTCAGTAAAGTCAAGCACTTCATACCCTAAATAACCCCGATTAACTGGCTCCTGAGAACCGTATGGAAAAGTTAAAGTTCTTTTATCTTTATCAATTTTAAAATCAACGGGTTCTGATCGATGTTGAATTTGATTTTCTAAATCACGTTTCTTTTCCATTAGTTTCGTTTTGATTTTCATCTATAATAGTCTGCTTTGCTGACGTAGTAACACCTGATGAAAGATCAGTATCAAAAATAAGACCTAACTGTTTAGACTTTTCAACCTCATCGGCTCTTTGTGGGAGAAGTTCTTCGATGTCGCCGCCTTGTTCTGCTATTACCTGTGCTTGTGTTTTAAAACCTGCCTTAACTGCTTCTTTTGCAGCGGCAATTTCTCGTTGAGGATCTATAAATGACCATCCGCGAGCGATAAAACGAACACGCCTGTATCTATCTGGGTCACTCTCATAATTAGGCAGATTTAAATTCCCACTTAATACGGCCATCTCTAACCACGCTTCAAACACTCTTGTATGAAAGTTATCTATTAAATAGTTTTGAATAGAGCGATATTGTGAACGATCCTCTAACAATGAAAGACGGCTAGAAGAATAATTAGTTTTACTAAAGTCTCTGCTTACAGATTCATAGGAAACGCCACAACCCGCCGCGACACTACGCAACATTGCAGCCATAAATTCGGGGAACTCCCCATTAGGTGAATCAAAATCAGGTACGGAAATTTGTTGACCTTGATCTAAATATTTAAAAACACCCGGCTCGAATTGTGTAACTCTTTCCTCTTCGTAAACTTCATCAGATTGCAATTCACCTTCTGGACTTGTAATAAATCCCATTAACGAACTTGCCGCCCTTGCTCTTATAACGCTTGCCTCTTGAAATCCGTTTAAGTCATGTAAAGCTTTTAAGCAACTTGCCATCGCTGGTACGCCCCTGCTCTGGGACGGTCTTTCTTGCTGGAATAAATGCAATATTTCGTCAGCGGGAATAATTAAATGTCTTTTCTCTCCAGTTCTCGCAGGAAATAAAGTATCGCCGGGGTGTTTTGTTAAAAAGCAATAATTAACAGGTCGGTTAAAATCATCAACCTCAATCCCCATTCTGTAGATATTCCCATTACTACTCTTGCCCGTATAGTCAGTATCTAATAAATCGGCCTCCATAACTTGAAGACTGAAAGGTATTGACGAACGCCCGAAAGGTTTACGAATGATTCTTATAAATACTTCACCATCAACAACAAGAGAATTAACAATAAGCTTTTGCATCTCTACCCAACCAAGCCGCCCCGCTACGTCGCATGAATCCGCACGACCCCACCGTTTAAATCTAGTTTCGACAACATCATTTAATTTTTGATCTAGTTTTTTACCTCTTTGCTGTTTAATTTGGCTCTGAATTTTAAATCCCACTGGGCCTACTACATTAGAGACAATCGACCGTATGGCTTGCCTTCCGTAGGGGTTATCTCTGCAAACTTGACGTGATCTTTGCCTTAGTTGTTTGAGGCTTCCTTTTATCTCAGCGTCAGCCGATGAATTACCAGCAATCCAATTAGAAGTCAAACGAGACGTTTGCGCCCCTGCATACATACGCCGCCCTTTTTTAGGTAGTGGCTTAACTTCTTGCTCAGGGGTTGACTTTAAAACGTCAGAAAGTGGGAGTCCTAAAAATGCCATGACTAGAAACGAACAAAGAGGTTATGTGGATTGCCTAAACCGTTAGCAATCATGTTTGCTTTACGCTCTCTTACAACGATTGCTTTTAATTGACTTTCTCTAGCTCTTAGATCATTTAAATCTAATCTCGTAAATGTGCGCCCACCGATTTGATAGGACTTAGCCTTATCAAGAACCATCGACCGAATCGCGGCGGTTACATTATCGAGATCAATCTGATTTTGTGTGCGCCCGTCGTAACTTCCCGGTGTCCCTTCGTAGGTTAATTGTGCTTTTACTTCTATTTGTCCCTCATATAGCGTTATCTCATCCCCTGTTTTTGTAGCTCTTGCCTGAAACCACCAATCGCCGGCATCCATAGTAGATGTAGAAGCCGATGTAATAACAAACTCCCAGCCGTTGCCGTAAGCAGTCCCTACAATTTCCTTTGCTTCTCCGCTTGCATTAGCTCTCAAATAATATTTACAAGCGTAATCGGTGTTAGTTACTGACTCATTCAGCCAATTAACCCCCGCTGGATCTCTCCAACGCACCGTATCACCCGCCCTAAATAAACTTGGAATAGGCATTAGGTTTTACCATTGATTGACAAAATTCGCCTGCTTAGACGAAGCATGTTTAGAGTTTAGCGTGTTTTTGCTACTTGAATTAGTTGAATTTAAGAGTTTTTTAGCGTAAATATCAAAGAATTTCCCTTTAGGAGCCGTTTTTAACAATAAAGAGTAGGCAGAATAGCTATATACGCAGCAATCCAACTTTTCAACCGCTTGATTTGGTTTCTTTTCGTATGTACTAACTGGGTAGCCTTTCTTATTTGTCTTTTGTGTTCGATACTCCCCTGTCAATTCTTTAAAGTATTCTTCTGTCGTCTCGCAATGAAAGAAAATTTTCCCCGACCCTTTAATTTTGCTGAAAATTCTGTCTTTTATATCTTCTGTATTCAATAAATAAACAACACCGCTTTTTTTTCTTACCCTCCCGCTGTAATTAATATCAACCCTTGAGCCTTTACCAATTATTGGCCCGCCTGATCTCGAACTACCTTTAATGGCAATAACACCTTTATTTCTGCGCCTCATGCAATAGTCATAGACTGAGGAAGTCGCCAAACCTCCACTATCTACCGCGCACCCGCTAATTTTCATCTTTGCGCCGCTCGGGTGTTCATATTCAGCATTTAACAAGACATCCAAACCAGTCCATACCTCCCCCTGATTAGGGTCGCCATAAATAATATTGTGATCTATTAAATACATATTTTCGGCAATACCCGACGGGTCGGGGGCATAACCCCAACAACTAACCTCTAGTCTCGATGTAGCCGATCCCATGCCACCTTGAACATCAACCCCTAAACAAAGACAAACAACAGGTTCAGGAATAGTGCCCGGTAAATAATCACTTCTCGTATCCATCAACGCCTCAGCGTTTAACTTTGATTGATATTCGTAAGAAAAAGTTTCAGCTAATCGGGTATTGGTAAAAGTCCTTAACAAAGAAGGATCATCTTTGGCTTTTAGGAACTCATCACATATCTCTACCCAGTTTAGCCATCCTAGGGGTGAATTTAATCCGTTCAGCCAAAAGCCAGCCGTTACACCTGCATTTTCTGGTTTTGTTGCTCTCCATTCCCCTTTTCTTAGCATCGTTGTTTTAGCAGTCTCATCAAAACGCTCTTTACACGATTCACATTCATATTGAACTTTGTCTAATTTTTTTGAATTAAATTTAAGTTGCTTAAACATCAAGACCTGATAAAAACCACACAGAGGACAAGGACAAAAAAACTTACGTTGATCACTTGCCTCATATTCAGCCGCTATTCTGCAACTATCAGTAATTGTTGGTGTTGACGTTAAAAATATCTTTCGTCTTGTAAAAGTTGAAGCCCTTTTTTCTGCTAATGCTACGGGGTCGCCTTCCCCGTCCACATCCCCACAGTAAGCACTAATTTCATCAAGGCCAATATATCTAGCCGGCATAGAACGCAAAGAACTTGCGCTATTACTTCCACCGATAGCAAGAAAACCGCCGGGAAAGATTTTTGCGTATTGACTGTTACCACTATCACGACTTCTAGCGGGTGGGATCTTTTCAGCTAAACGCGGGGTATCTTGCAACATTGGCTCTAGCCTTTGCTTACTCAACCTTTGAGCCATCGCTAAACTTGGTTGAATTAACAACATCGGAGCCGGTGCATAATCGATGCAATACCCTACCCAATTGTTCATGGTTTCCGTTTTCGCAAGTTGAGCAGCGAACATTAAAACAACTCTTTGAGTGGGACTATCTGTTGATAACTCCCGCATAACTTCGACAATAAAAGGAGTTCGAGAGCTACGAAATTTCCCCGGTTCACTAGAGCCGCGACTTGAAAGAACCCTATATTTATCTGCCCACTGATCAACAGTTAATTTCTCTTGCGGCCTTAAACCATTTAAAAAGCCTTCTTCCCATGCGTTCATATCTTTGCAATCTCCTCTAATGCGTTTCTATGCTCTTCTGTTAACAACCGATGTATTACCTGACTATCAGTTTCACCCGCGCATTGAGGCGCTAAACGATCAGCAATATTCGACAAGCTTTCCCTAATAGCTCTACCAAGTTCAAAACTACTTTTCTTTATATCCGTAACAGGTATTAACTCTTTTTTCTGTTGTTGTACTTGTAACTTCGCTAAAGAAGCATTCCAATGCTCTTTTCTAGCTCTTGAAACGTTGAAATCTGGTATCTGATCGTCAGGCGTTGCGTCAATCTGTTTCTTTAGTTCTTTCTTCGTCTCAGCAGGCACAGTAATCGGGGTTTGTGCAATATTGCTATTCCCATGCCAAAGCTCTAACGCCATATCCTTGTTAACCAGCTTTTGCCCGTTGTGGTTAACTATGCACGGCTGCATGTAGTCTTTCTTCATTTTCTTTGTAACCGCTGGCGCTGACACGCCTTTGAGCTTTGCTAAATCTTTAAAAGTTACCAGCATAAATTTCTAATTAACCAAACACACTATATATGGATTAACTCAGTTAACCAATTCTCAATAACTAACGCTAGAAAAATTCTGCGACCTTCGGATGACCA